TAAACACAGTACCAGACAGATGTCTAAGTTTTCAAGTTGTATTTACAGGATGTGAAAGTGATGACGATGAAAACGAACCGAACGTACACGGTGGTGCAATGTGGGCAAGGATGCCAATAACAGCACTTGTTGCTGATATACCGTACGAAGAGTGGCCGCAGATAATGCCAACGCATTTAGCTCAGCCGTGGGATTGTAGTTCACATCATCACTCGATAGTACGACTAGATAGAGTTAGTTCATCTCCGTGGATTTGCAAAATAGACGGAGAGTTTCATAAAGGACAATATCTATTTACTGTAGATTACACCGAAAGTGACATAGCAGATGACCCTGCACAACACAAACAAAGTCACGTATTACAGTTGATAGACGCAGGAGATTGGACAGGCAACATTGTTGCTTTGCCAAACAACAGAGTAAGGGCAACAAGTCCTGCACTCTGGGAAACTGGTGAAGGACCTCCAGATTTTAGACCAAGCCAGTACATACACAATGCAGAGATACACGAAACTTACCTAGATCCTGCAATAACATTTGATAACTTATATTCGGAGAATAACAATGCCAGTAGTAATAAAACCAAAAAAAATGATGGTTAGTAAGGATGCCATGAAAGGTGGTGGTGGAATGGACATCGCCACTAGACGAGATGCTTTAGCAGATGCGTTCGCAAAAGCAGCTAAAAAAGCAATGACAGGAAATAAAACTTTATCTGATCGAGACTTATCACGAGCTTTTGCCAAAGCTAGAGGTATGATTGGTGAAGGAATGAGTCGTGGGCCTGCAAAAGGAGGTGTGCCTAAAAGATCTAGATCCATGCCATCAGCTAGAAGAAAAGAAGGAATGAAAGCGAGAAAAATGGCTAAAGGTGGCACTGCAGGTGGTAAAACTAAAAAGGCTATGGCTAAAGGTGGTGCTGCAGGTGGCAAAAAGAAAATGATGATGATGGGTGGTGGCAAAACCAAGAAGATGATGATGGGTGGTGGCAAAACCAAGAAGATGATGATGGGTGGTGGCAAAACCAAGAAGATGATGCGTGGTGGTGGCAAAACCAAAAAGTACATGTCTCGTGGTGGCAAGGCTAGATAGTCAATGACCAAGAAACGTGGGAGCATGAAAGGCTACACCATCAAGAGTGGTGACAAACGCCCTACTAAAAAGGGTGCAGGCATGACTGCTAAAGGTGTTGCCAAGTATCGTAAAGAAAACCCCGGCAGTAAACTCAAGACTGCTGTAACTGGCAAGGTAAAGCCGGGGAGCAAAGATGCAAAGAGACGTAAATCCTTTTGTGCTAGATCTTTAGGTCAAATGAAAAAGTTCCCCAAAGCAGCCAAAAACCCAAACAGTAGATTGCGACAAGCAAGGAGACGATGGAAATGTTAAGGAGACATAAATGAAACAATATATGAAAGAAAGATCTGGCAAGGACAGTAATGTAGAGTTTCAGTTTGGTGCAACTAAAAAATCTGCACCAGTTGCAAAACCAAAACCACGACCAAAAAGTGTAGGTAAGGTTTATGTTAATCCACCTAGAAAACCTGATATAATAGAAAATAAGAAAAAAGTAAATGGAAAGATTGTTGATCTTAAATCTAAAACTTATGCAGGAAAAGTGTATAACCCTGAACCTAAACGAAAAAAAATAGATACAGCACCTCTTAGTGGTAAACAAAAGAGAATGGAAAAAGGCAGATCTAGGTTAAACCCTTTTATCACATACGGTGAAACAAAAAAGAAAAAACCAAAAAAAGAATTTAGAGTTATTAAGCCTGTTTATAAAGGGCCTACCATAAAGAAAAAACTAAAGACATAGGATAACAAATGTTTACTGCTCTCATAGGCCCAATAGCAAATTTAGCAGGTACATGGTTTGAAAACAAACTTGCGAAAACTAAAGCAGACGGAGAAGCAAAGGTTGCAGAAGCTAAAGCTCGTGCTACTGTTGCAGAGAAAGTCGCAGCAGGTGAAGTTGCATGGGAAGGTAAGATGGCAGATGCTACGGTGGATTCTTGGAAAGACGAATTTGCGTTAGTTGTGCTACTTGCTCCTGCCATACTGGTGTTCATCCCCGGAATGAGAGAGTACGTACAAAGTGGCTTTGAGGTTCTTGCTACATTGCCTGATTGGTATCAATACTTATTATATATAGCTATATCTGCATCGTTTGGTATAAAAGGTGTAGGTCAAGCAGCAAAAATGTTGAGGAAAAAATGACAGATTGGTTATGGAAAATATTTGGATGTTCAGGGGATTTATCCAAACATCGACTTCATACAACTAAGTATGAAGATTTGTGCATGTAAAGGAGTATAACATGGCAACAAAAAAGAAAGCTAAAAAGAAAAGTGGTGCAAAGCCAACTAACCCAAAGCTATATGCTAGTGTAAAAGCAGAAGCAAAGAAGAAGTTCAAAGTATATCCCAGTGCGTACGCAAACGCATGGCTTGTTCGTACATATAAAAAGCGTGGTGGTGGATACGCATAATGAGCAAACCAGAGGGGGGATTAACAAAGTGGTTTAAAGAGGATTGGCGTGATGTCAAGACTGGCAAGAAGTGTGGTCGGTCTGGCAAAGAAAAGAAAACACGCCCATATCCTGCGTGTAGACCTAAAGCCGTTGCAGGCAAGATAAGTAAACAAGAAGCAAAGAAAAAGACAGGTCCCAAAGCTGTTAAGTGGTCTGTCACGGCATCAGGTAAACGAAGAAAGAAATCAAAGACAGTATCGGCAATGATGGGTGGCATGATACACAGAGGTAGAAAAGCAGAATATGAAATATGAGTTAAGTGAATTTGTAAAGATGGTTGCCAAGCACGAGGGGATGGTGCTTGAGCCTTATAAGGATAGTCTAGGTATAAGCACTATCGGCATAGGCAGAAATCTTGAAGATCGTGGTATAACCGACACCGAGTTAGATTATATAGGTAAGACACTTGAAGATATTTTGAAGGTGGGTCTTACCGAAGAAGAAGCATATTACCTTTGTATGAACGACATAGCTATTGTAGAAAAAGAATTACTTGAAAGAAAACCTATTGTAAACCAACTTGACCAAGTGCGACAAATGTGTCTCGTAGATATGGGATTTAATATGGGTGTTCCTCGTCTTATGAAATTTGTTAAGATGTGGGGAGCTATCGAGGTGGGTGATTTCTATGAAGCAAGTCAGCAAATGCTTGATTCACGTTGGGCAAAACAGGTTGGTAAACGTAGTGAACATTTAGCAGAGATGATGAGAGGAGGTTATGAGTTCTATGGTAGGTAAAAACTATCAAATACCAAGACCTGCACAGCAGGAAGATAACGTATTTGACGATGAAAGAACAGGCAGAAAAAAAGCAGATAAATATTCTGGAGTGCAGGGAAAAGCAAATAATCCTAGTGAATACAAAGGAAGAAATATTGCTAAAGAACAAATGACAAAAGAATTTAAAAAAGGACTTAGGGGTAAATTGTATTATGGACAAGAAAAGGTGTAGCACTTGCGAATGTTACGATTGCGACTGCGAAGATTGTTCTTGCGATTGCCATCATAATGATAGAGTTTCTACTGATCTTCATGATAGACAACAGGATAGTGAATCAGACACAAAGATTTAAAAGCATAGACGACTGTCTGTACTTTGCAGAACGTCTAACCAATCAACCAACAATACCACACGAGGATGGTAACAAAAAAATAACAGCATATTGTAAACCAATAAATAGGTAAGGGGAATACCATGTTAGCAGAATTAGCTGCGGCCAACGCTGCTTTTTCGGTGATTAAAAGTTTCGTTTCCAACGGAAAAGAACTAGGAGGATGTGTAAAACAAATTTCTGACTTTGTATTCGCCAAAGAACAAATAGAGAAAAAAGCAAAAAAGAAAAAAGCAGGTGGTGGTGGATCTGATCTTGAAGAGTTTATGGCTCTTGAGCAGATAAAAGAAAAAGAAGAAGAGCTTAAAAAGATTATGATATATCTAGGCAGACCGGGGTTGTGGCAGGATTGGCAAGCCTTTCAAGCTGAAGCTCGTAAGTCTAGAAGATATGCAGAAAAGATGGCAGAAAAAAGACGTGAAGAAATTATGGAATATCTCACGTATTTTATAGTTTTGATGATGATCGCAGGCTTTTGTTTTTTATTGGCTTTGGTTTATATGGAATACAAATAATATTGACAAATCAGTAGTCTATCTGTATAATCCTAAAAAGGAGTACCCCTATGAAAAAACTAGCCGCACAAGCGTTAGCTTTTCAATATCAACTACAAATTGAAAATGCACAAGCTGTATTAAATAACAATAACGCAGCTTTAAATATGGTCGATCAAGCACTACACGAAGTTATAACTGCAAATGAAAAATTAAAAGTATTAAATACAATGATGCAGAATGTAGTGAAAGAAGTAGAAAGTGAAAAAGAAGAAAAGAGATCCTAAAGTTGGTACAGGCAAAAAGCCAAAAGGTAGCGACAGACGTTTATACACAGATGAGAACCCTAGAGACACGGTTAGCATCAAA